TATGGATGCAGACAGGCTATGACAGTTGGAAATACTCCAGCTACAGGTGGTCAATCTGAATTTCTAGTTCAAGGTGGAGGCAGCCCAGGGGCTACCAAAGCTATTTTTAAAGGTGCTCCCGTAGCAATGCAAACTGCAGCAGGTGGAGCTGGTGTTCTTGGATACATTCAAGATCAAACAGCTGCTCTAATGACAGATGGTATTGTTGGTGGTAATACATGGGCACATAACACAACAAACACAAACAAAAGTTTAGGTGTTTTCAACGGCGCAACTTTTGTTGACGCAAGCGGAAAACCTTCATGGACGAATGGTTTGATAGCAGCTCAAACTTCTTCAACGGATTACAACACAGGTAGTAATAATATTACTGCTTTTGTAAATACTAATCCAGCGCAGGAGTATACAGTAAGAGCAGACGCAGCATTAACTAATGCTAGTTTCAATACATTGACTAACACAGGCTTCAACTTAAATGATGCTGGAGCAGGTAAAGATGGTCAATCTGATTGTACATTAGATTTAGGCGGCGTAGCAACTACTGGTGTAGCTAACTACATGTGGAAAATTGTAAGATCAGCAAATGTTATGGATCAGTCAGATTTAACTGAAGCCGGCGCAGATGTTGTAATTTCTTACAACCCTCAATCTAACGCTTATCAAGCATAACCCCAAATAGGAGTAAATAAACATGGCAATATCAAGAGCACAACTAGTTAAAGAACTAGAACCAGGTTTGAATGCACTATTCGGACTTGAGTACAAACAATATGCTAACGAGCATTCTGAGATTTTCGATACAGAAACATCTGACAGAGCCTTCGAAGAAGAAGTAATGTTAAGTGGTTTCGGAAATGCATCAGTTAAAGCTGAAGGTCAAGGTGTATCATTCGATGATGCGCAAGAAACTTTCACTGCACGTTACACAAACGAAACAATCGCATTAGCGTTTGCAATCACAGAAGAAGCTATTGAAGATAACTTGTATGACAGACTTGCGTCTAGATATACAAAAGCTTTAGCAAGATCTATGGCAAACACTAAACAAGTAAAAGGCGCTGGAGTTCTAAATAATGGATTCGCAGCAGCTTTTGCTGGTGGCGATGGTCAACCGTTATTTTCTAATGCACACCCAACATTATCTGGAAATTTCAGTAATATGTTAGCGACTGCATCAGATCTTAACGAAACATCATTGGAGCAATCATTAATTGATATCGCTGCAATGACTGATGAAAGAGGCCTATTGATAGCGGCAAGAGGAATGAAATTAGTAATTCCTTCTGCTCTTCAATTTACTGCTGACAGATTGATGAAATCTGAAGGTAGAGTTGGCACAGCAGATAATGACATCAATGCATTAAAAAATATGGGCATGATACCTCAAGGGTATACTGTTAACCATTTCTTAACTAATGCAAGAAGATGGTTCATTAAAACTGATGTACCTAATGGTCTTAAGCATTTCAACAGATCACCTATCAAAACGACTATGGAAGGTGACTTTGACACTGGAAACGTAAGATACAAAGCTAGAGAAAGATATGTCTTCGGATTTTCTGACCCTAGAGGTGCTTTCGGTTCAGGCGCGTTATAATCGTTAAGTAATTAAATTTAAAAGGGGCTTTCGGGCCCCTTTTTTTTATGTTATAAGAAAGTAGAAATCATGAAAAAATTCTTAGTTAACATCAGAGCATATGGATATCATGCGCGTTTAGACGTAACGTGTGAAGATACAGCTGAAGCTATAGAAAATTCTATAGTTGACAAACTAGGAGAAAAAAGTGTAAAATGGGAAAAAGACGGATTTACAAGTCAGTCTATAAAATGGTTAACCTATGAGGAGGTTCACGATGGAACAATTACAAGACCTTTACAAAGTGAAGAGGTCGCTGGAATTGAACTGGGAGCAGGAGCATCTTAATGAGGGTAGGTATACTCTCGATATGGTCAAGATTGATCATAAAGTTAGGCAAGTAATTGCTGATATTAAGATGAAGGAAGCTGAGTTAGCACATCATGTTGCTAAAATAGACGACGCTGCACCCGAAGTTTCTGTAGCTACTTAGGAAAAAGCTACACTTTTCGAATAACAATATTCACTGTGCAATCTCTTGCACTTCATTTAAAAATCATATATATTTTAATTACTATACATAAAAATAAAACAAGTGAATATAGACGCGTATAGTCGACATCCCTAGAGGACTATATTTACATATTCTAGGAGGAATATAACATGGCAATAACTACATTTTCGGGTCCTATAAAAGCAGGAACGATAAGAAACACAACAGGCGCTACAGCTGGAACTAACATGCAAAACACAGGTTTTGTTGTTATGTCTCAACAAGTTCAATTTGCTTTTGGAGATGAAGGAGCAGACGTAAATACTACTGCTGTAATCCCAGCAAACTCTCAAATCATAGATATTAAAATTAATGTTGAAACAGCATTTAATGATACAGGTGCTGATTTACTTGATATTGGAGTTGTAGGTAACTCTGATCTTTATGTTAATGATTTTGATATTAACGCAACAGGTTCTTTTGCATTAGGAGCAGCAGGACTTTGTGCAAATTGGTTAGATGTTGGAGCAACTGATGTTCAAATAGCTTTCATTTATAATGGAGCTAACAATGATGCATCAACAGGCGCTGGAACATTTACTATTATGTACGCACAAAATATTAATATTACTGCGTAGTAATTAAATTTTATTAATTAAGTGTGGGCTTCGGCCCACACACAATTTAACAGGAGAAAATATTATGGGCGGCGGATCATTTTCAAGCGACCAAACAACCTTAACCATGGCTGTAATTGGTGCTGATACTTTAGCAAGAGCAGGTAGAGCTAGAATTACTTCTATTCAAGCAAAAGGAATAGCAAGTTCTACATTACTTTTATATAATGCAGCAACTGCAGGAGCAGCTGGAGCAGGTAATTTAGTAGCAACATATAATTTTGGAGAAGAAGGTTTAGAAGTTTATGTACCTGGTTCTGGAATTTTATTTACAAACGGAATTGTATATAATTTAGCAGGCGCAGCAGGAAGCGCTACAGTAACTATTACTGGCGGATAAGGTTTATATATGACAACTTCTGGAACAATAGCATTCAATCCACCGATTGATGACATTATAGAAGAAGCGTATGAAAGAACAGGCATGCGTGGAACCAGAACTGGTTATCAATTAAAAAGTGCCAGACGTTCATTAAATATTTTATTTTCTGAATGGGCTAATAGAGGTCTTCAACTTTGGTCAATTAAACAAGCAGCTGTTAATTTAGTTCAAGCTCAAGCAACTTATAGTACAGCAGCAGGTAGTACAGGATATCCAGCAGATATTAGTGATGTATTAGAAGCATGGATTAGAAATAATTCAAGTGGTACTTCTGCAGATGTATCTTTAACTAAAATAGATAGATCTCAATTTGCTGCAATACCAAATAAAGCAGTACAAGGTACACCTTCTCAATACTATGTAGATAGATTAGTTGCACCAACAGTAACTGTTTATACTACACCAAGTGCAAGTTTTTCAAGTGCAGGAACACCAACAAATTTTCAATTATGTTTTTTCTATTTAGCTAGACTACAAGATGTAGGAGCATACACAAATACAGCAGATGTAGTTTATAGATTTTATCCATGTATGATTTCAGGTTTAGCTTATTATTTAAGTATTAAATATTCTCCAGACAGAACAGAATCATTAAGATTATTATATGAAGATGAATTGGCTAGAGCACTTAAAGAAGATAGTCAAGGTACATCATCTTATATTTCACCAATGACATTTTATGGAGATGGAGTATAATGGGAGTATACGCAACAGGTAGAAATGCAGTAGCTATTTCAGATAGATCTGGATTAAGATTTCCTTATTTAGAAATGGTTAGAGAATGGAATGGTTCATTAGTTCATTATTCAGAATATGAAGCTAAACAACCTCAACTTGATCCACAATTTGTGGCTGGAGATGCACAAGCTTTATTAAATCCTAGAGTTCAAAGAGCTTCAACAGCTGGTTTAATTTTATTAGAAAACAATCCTTTTGAAGTTATTGTTTCATTTAATCCTTTTATTACATACGTAAATGTTTATTCGCTTGATCATCAAAGAAAAGCAAATTCTATTGTAAGATTAAGAGGTTTTCCTCAAGTTACAGCACCTGGAACAGGTGGACCCGATGCTCCAAATTTACAATCTTTTGCAAACATTCCAACTATTTCTGGAGTAACTGATATAGGTTCAGCAGCTGGTTTTACAATTCAATTAGGAAAAATAGATAATGCAGGTTTTGTTACAGGAGCAACTACTACTGACCCATTAACAAATCCTATTAATTATTTTTATTTTCAAAGTAATGACAATGGTGTAACTTCTGGTATAAAAGGTGGAGGACAAAGTTGTTCAGCAGGACCAGTAACATTGGAGGCATTATAATATGGCATACACTTTAGCAAATTTACAAGCAGATATAAGATCATACACAGAAGTTGGTGCTAATGTTTTAACCGATGCTATTTTAAATAATTTAATTAAAAATGCAGAGAATGATATTTACAGATCTGCAGATTCTGATGAAGAAAGATTTTACGCTACATCAAATTTAACAGCTAATAATAGATATGTTAGTATACCTTCAGATTTAAGATTTATAAGATATGTTCAAGTAACAGATGGTGCAGGAAAACAAGTATATTTAGAGCCTAGAGATACTAGTTTTATGGCTGAATATTATTCTACACCTAATATTTCTTCAACAGATTTACCTAAGTATTATGGAAACTGGGATGCTACAACTTGGGTTATAGCTCCTACACCAAATGCTAATTATGGAGTAGTTTTGGCTTATAACAAAGAACCAACTAGTTTAACTAGTACGGTCAATAATACTAGCACAACTGGGACTTATGTTTCTAATAAATATCAAGATGTGCTTCTATATAAATGTTTAGTAAATACATATGCTTACTTGAAAGGTCCGACAGATATGTTACAATACTACAACCAAGCATATGAAAAAGCTTTAATGACGTACGCGGTTGAACAACAAGGCCGAAGACGTAGAGACGAAGATAGCGATGGAGAAATTCGTACTCAACTAGTATCAGAATCTCCATCAGCTTACGGCAATAGACGAGGAACAAGTTAACACAAAGGAGAAAATAAATGGCAAATATAGTACCTTTCGCTTTTAAAGGAGAACTCATGTCTGGAACTCACAATTTCAGTGCAGGGGGTAATACTTTTTTTCTAGCGTTATATACGGCTAATCCATTCACAACAGCAAGTACAGTTTATGTTACAACTTCAGAAGTATCTGGAGCCGGTGGTTCTAACTATACAGCTGGTGGAAAACAATTACAAAACCAAGCAGTAGGCGCTTCAACAGCAACTACTACAGTTGATTTTGATAATTTAACATGGGGAGCAGCAACAACAGGCGCTGCAACTTTTGGAGCAGCTTTTGCGGCAATCTATAACTCAACTAATGGAAATAAAATAGTTGTAGCTTTAGATTTTGGTGGAACAAAAACGGCAACCAATGGTGATTTTACTATTGCGTTTCCTAGTATTGCTGTACCCGCTAATGCAATTTTAAGTTTAACATCATCATAGGATTTTAAATAATGGCTTTAGTTTTAAATGATAGAGTAAAAGAAACTAGTACAAGTACTGGTACAGGTGCAATGACACTTGCCGGTGCTGCAATTGGTTTCATAACTTTTGCAACAGGCATTCAAGGAAGTAATACAACTTATTACACTATTCATAATCAAGGTACTAATGAATGGGAAGTAGGTTTAGGAACTCTTAATGCAGGTGGTAATGAGTTAACAAGAACAACTGTAATCACTTCTTCAGATGGTGGTACAGCAGTTACTTTTAATACAGGAACAAAAGATGTTTTCTGTACTCTACCTGCAGTTAAAACTCCAGACATGACATTAACAACAACAGGAGACGTATTATATGCATCTGCTGCCAACGCACCAGCGAGACTAGCATTAGGATCAGCTGGCCAAATATTAGTTGTCAACGCAGGAGCAACCGCTCCCGAGTGGACAGTTAATGATAAAGCATCGGAAGGATTTGCAGTTGCTATGGCAATTGCATTATAAGTAAAGGATAAATTATGGCACAAAATTTTAGAAGACATACATTAAACCAAGTTGGAACTGTAGCGACTGAAGTATTTCAGTCAAATGGTTTTGATTGCGTGGTAGGTATATCTTTATCTAATGTACTAGGAACAGCTATTAATGCTACAGCTTATATCAATGATGGAACAAACAACATCTCTATAATAACTACAGCTCCAATCCCAACAGGATCATCTCTACAAGTTTTAGATGGTGGCGCTAAATTTGTTATGCAAAATGGAGACAGATTATTTGTTCAAAGCGATACCGCTTCATCAATTGATGTATATATTAGTATAGTAGATGATATTAGTAGTTAAGGATAAATATGGCATACATAGGCAACAGGCCTGCGAATCAAGCT